ATTTTCCGTATATCCGAAAACGGGACGGAACAGGAAAATATGGCCGGAACGGAATCTATGGAAATAGACCCTGACGAAAGCGGCTCTATTCCTCCACGTTTGGTAACGCCGATGGTAGGAACATCGTCCTACGGCCCCGAAGTGGCGGCAGTTGCCAAGCGGCTTTTGGGCGTGGAGCTTATGCCGTGGCAACTGTTGGCCCTCACCGGACAATTGGAGCACGACAAAGCCGGCGACCTAATCCGCCGGCGGGCCCTTGTGTCGGTTGCGCGGCAGAACGGTAAGACTATGGCCCTAAAGGCGTTAATCCTTTGGGCGCTAACAGAGGAACCTAAGCGGCGCGGGGAATCCGTCCTACTTATCTCTACCGCGCACCAGCTAGACCTAGCCGTGGAGATATTCGAAGCCTTGGCGCCCATCCTCGAAAAAGAGTTTGCCGCGAAGGTGAAGTGGAGCTATGGCCGGAACGAAGCGATCATGCCGGACGGCTCCCGGTGGCTAGTGCAGGCCGCAACCCCTAAAGCTTTTCACGGCTTCTCCCCGACATTCATCATTGCCGACGAGGTTTGGAATATCTCGAGGGACGTTCTACTGAACGGCGCCCTTCCCTCCCAACGCGTTATGAAAAGCCCTTTGCTTTCCTGTTGGAGCACCGCCGGCACCGAGGATTCCCACGCAATGCTGCAGATGAGGGAGGAAGGGCTACGGGCGATAGACGAGGGCAAAACTACGAAGCTCTACTTTGCCGAATGGTCGGTGCCCCCCGGCGTGGACCCCTTCACGTCGCCGGACCTATGGCGCCTTGCCAACCCGGCCATTGGGTACACGTTGGACCCGGCCGTGTTAGCGGACGAAGCCGAACAGGTGGATAAATCGGCGTTCCTACGTGCGAGCCTAAACGTATGGATTTCGTCGGCTAATTCATGGCTTCCGCCGGGGACCTTCGACAAGCTCAAGGTGGAAAGCATCCCCACCGGCGGCGTGCTCGCCGTGGATAGCTCGATAGACGAAAGCTTGTATTGCGGCGTTAGGGCCGTCCGCACCGATGAAGGCGAGATTGCCGTAACGGTGGAGTTCATCGCAGATTCCCTAAGCGCATGTTGGACAGAATGCGAGAAGGCCGCGAAGGAATGTCAGGTAGTCGCGCTAACGCCTTCGCTATTCGAAATGGCCCCGACCGCTCTAGCGCGGAAAAAGGTGCAAGTGGGCTATTCCGAATTGGCAACGCATACGGCGACAATCCGGCAACTGATTATCGAGGGCCGCATTATTCACACCGGCGAACAGATGTTGGCCGAACACGTGGATAGGGCCGTGGGGGTTAAGACGCAGCGCGGCTATGCCCTTAGCTCGCAACGCTCGAGCGGACCTATTACGTTGGCAAGGTGCATGGTATTCGCCGGCGCCCTAGTGGCGCGGCCGGTATCACGTGCGAAGCCGGCGGTTGCATTTAGTAGGTAACATGCAAAACCGCTAGGGCGGGCCGCGCAGCCGGCGGGCGCGTGAGCCCCTAGCCCCCGGTGCGGGGCCGGCTAATTCCCCGGCCGGCTCCCATCGGGGTCATTTCATATATTTATCCCGTAGCTATTGCAATTTACGTGCGCGGCAGGAACAGTTCCGTTATGGAGCTTTTTAAGAAGGTGAAAGCCGAAGGGCCGGCGCTAGGTTCGGCGCCATTAGCCGCGGCCGCCGGCGCGGCGCAGCCCGGTAACTTCATCGGCTATAGCGTGGGCTCGATGGAGGAAGCGGCCCTTTCCGTTCCGACCATTGCCCGCGCTATCTCGCTTCTCTCTACCGTCGCCGGCACCATGAACCTTCGTAGCTACACGCTGCAATGGACCGGGCAGGAATACGAAAAGCTTTTCGTAGAGGGCGAATCGTGGTTTACGCGCCCTGACCCTCGAGTAACGCGAAACTTCATCCTTTCTAAGACAGCACGCGACCTTATTTTGTATGGCCGCGCCTTTTGGACGATCACTAGCCGCTATAGCACCGGCTTTCCCGCGGCGTTCCAATGGCTCCCGGCCAACCTTTGCGAAACGCCGAATAACGCGCCGCCGGAATGGTTCGGCCCTGCAGATCAGGTGGATTTCAACGGCATGCCGCTCGACGTGTCGAACCTTGTGCAGTTTCATAGCGGTTCGCAGGGCATCGTTTACGCCGGCCGCCGCGCTATCACCATTGCGCTTAAGCTCGACCAAGCGGCCGAACGCTTCGCGGCCAATGAGATTGCGGCCGGCTACCTCCAGCAGCGCGGGGGCGAGCCCATGAGCGGCGAGGAATTGGGCGAAATGGCCGCGGCGTGGGCCGCGAACCGCCGGACCAATGCCATTGGCGCCCTTAATGAGTTTGTCACCTTTGAAAGCTTCGACACCGACCCGTCGAAGCTGCAGCTTGTGGAGGGCCGCGAGTATCAGACGAAGGAGCTTTCGCGGCTGATGGACATTCCCGCCTACCTGTTGGCGATTGACCAGAGCGGAATGACCTACGCAAACGCGCAACAGGCTAGGCAGGACCTTATTTTGTTCGGCGCTAGGCCAATCCTCCACGCAATCGAGGAACGCCTAAGCATGGACGACATTTTGCCGCGGGGGCGGCACGTGGAGTTCGCGCTAGACGAATACTTAGACGAGTTCGAGCCCGAGGATTCCCCCGACGACCCGCAGCCGGCGCCGCCGGCGGAAACGGAGATTGCCCGATGATTCGGTTTAACGCCGATGCCGCGCTAATCACGGCCGAAGCCGGGGACGCAACGCGCCCCGCTCGCATTGCCGGTATTGCGGTGCCGTGGGATACCGTCGCAACGGTTTCAGACGGAACGCAGGTAAGGTTTTCCCCCGGCGCGTTCGACACGGCCCAAAAGCCGGCGAAGCTCATTGAAAACCACGATATGACGCAGCTTCGCGGCGTGGTGGACACCCTCACCGAAACGGCCGAAGGGCTCGAGTTCGAAGCAACGTTGGCCGACACGCGGGCATCGCGTGACGCCGTTGCGCTTCTCAAGGCCGGCGCATATGACGCCGTGAGCGTCGGGGCGACCCCCGAGCAGTTCACGTTCGACGCCGAAGGCGTTATGACCGTCACCGCCGCAAAGCTTGTGGAGCTTTCCCTAGTGGCCGTCCCGGCCTTCCCCGAAGCAGTCATTACGCAGGTTGCCGCGACCGCGGCGGCCGACCCCGACCCAACCGATAATGAGGAGCTTTCCGAAATGTCAGATGCCAATGCCCCTGTGGCCGAGCCCGTAGAGGCAGAGGCCCCGGCAGTTCCCGAGCCCGTCGTGTACGCGCAGCCGAAGATGGAGTTTTCGCGCACGCTCCCGAGCGTTGCCGACTACGTTTGCGCGTTTGTCCGCGGCGGCCATGACTTCGCCATGCTTAACGAGCGAATCCGCGCCGCGGCTCCCGACGTTGGGACTACCGACGTTCCCGGCGTGGTGCCCACGCCGATTGTGGCGCCGGTGTACAACAATTTTATTGGCCGCCGGCCGATCATTGACGCTACCGGCGTCCGCGCTATGCCGTCCGCGGGCTCTATCTTTATCCGGCCCGTCGTGACCACGCACAACAGCGTCGGCACCGCCACGCAGAACACGACCATTACCGCGTCGGCGTTCGAAGTGGACGACGTGCAGATTACTAAGACCATTCAGGGCGGATACGTCGAGATTTCCGAAGCCGCAATGGATTGGACGCAGCCCGAGGTTTTGGGCGCCCTTCTCGACGATATGGCCCGCGTCTATGCCGACCGTACGGACCTGCTGGCCTGTTCGGAGCTTGGCACCGGGATTACCAATTCCAACGCCTTTGCCAACGCGAGCATTGACGACCCGAAGTATTGGGTGGAGTGGATGTACACGGCCGCGAAGGACATCATCACCGATTCCAACGGGAACCTCCCCGACGTGCTCGCCATGAGCCCCAACGTTTGGAGCTACCTTGGCAAGCTTTCCGACACGGCCGACCGTCCCCTGTTCCCGCAGGTGGGCCCCATGAACGCATACGGCAACCTTTCGCCGGGGCAGGACGCGGGCAACGCGTTTGGCCTTCGCGTCGTGGTGGACCGCAACATTACGTCGGCCGGCATGTACATCATGGATTCGTCGTGCCTTGAGAATTGGGAGCAGCAGAAGGGCGCAATTTCGGTGGAGCAGCCTTCGCAGCTCACCCGGCAGATCGCGTTCCGCGGCTACTTCGCTTCGAAGGTCATTGACCCGACTAAGGCCATTAAGGCCGCGTTCGCCTAAGCCGGCGTCGTAAAGGTTTCCTGCCCGTGTCCCTTTTCACCATTACCCATGTACAGCGCCGCGACGGCTACGCCGTGGTGCAAACCCTCGAGGTAACGGAGATTGGGACCGGGCAGGAAATTACGATTACCGGAACGGGGACGTTCAACGGCACGTTTACCGTTTTGGACGTTCCCCCGTACGAATATCTAGGGCTTATCGAACAGGATTGGACGTTCGACGCGAACAGCCCTATTCCCAACCAATTGCTTTTCGAGGATGCCGGCGACGACCTCGAAAGGGAAATGCTCGACACCTAC